ATTCTAAATATGATCAGCGAATGCCTGCACAACTTATTGAAGCTGCTTTGCGTATTATGATAGACCTAGCCAAAGAAATGGAATATACTGAAAATGATATTAAGGTTATGGAAGCTATGAGTGGTGATATAGTATTTGCTTTTATTGCTTACAATGGTGATTTGATTGGTTTAACTGAAGGAACTCACATTAGTGGGAATTCTCTGACAGTTATAATTAATAGCATTGTTGGCAGTTTGAACTTGAGATGCTTTTACTATTCAGAATATCCATACTCCGATAACTTCCGTGATTATGTATCTATTATCACTTATGGTGATGATAACAAAGGATCAGTTAGTCCTTTACGTCCTAAATTCAATATTAAACGATGCTCTGAATTTCTAGCAAGATATGGTCAATCTTATACTATGCCTGATAAGGAGAGCGAGTTGACAGATTATATGCATGATGATGATGCTGAATTTCTTAAACGAAAGAGTGTATATCATCCGAAATTTGGATGTCATGTTGGCGCTTTAGAAGATAATTCTATTTTCAAATCATTGCATAATTATCGCAGAGGTAAGAATGCACCTCTAACAGAGGAGGAAGCCTGTGCTCAGAATATAGATTCTGCTTTAAGGGAGTGGTTCAATCATGGATCACGCGTATACGAGCAGCGTCGTAATCAGATGCAAGAAATAGCCTCCAGAGCTAATATTTCACATATGTGTGATATGCTCAACATGTCATATGATGATGGTGTAGTCAGATGGCATGAAACTTATAGCACCGAACCAGGTGATTCTGGTTGCTAAGGCAAAGCAAAAATCAAGAATGTATATGGATTACCTATGTATTAAGTATTGTGTATTTTACCTAATATCATAAGGCTTTGCATTCTAAAGCACTTCACTAAAGAAGTACCCCTATTTAGGGGAGAATTTCGCTTATTCAAGAAAGTACACACTTCAATATGATTTGAACCGGTCATATATGGAGCTAAATAAATTGGTTTACTAGCAAATTTAATGTAATTATTAATAAAAC